GTCCAGAAATATCTTGACATCCAGAAATATCTTGATATAATAGAATCAAGAAAGGATGGCGAAGAAAAATGACGGCAAGTGAAGCGATAAAGGAAATTTTGAAATTGAAGGAATTGAACCAAGCGAAGTTAAGTGATATGCTTGACATTCCGCTTAAAACCTTGAATGAACGTCTAAGGCACAAAAACATTAGTGTCAACAAGCTGGATGAAACACTAAGGGTTATGGGATACAAGATTATGGTGGTCCCTCGTGAGACAAAAGTCGAAAATGGGTTTGACATCAAGTGATGGGTGAAAAAAATGCGTTACTTCTTAGCTAGAGTGTCTAGTAAGGAGCAAAGCCTTGCAAGACAGCTTAAAATCGCACGAGATCGGTTCGACATCCCGGACGAGAATGTATTTTGTGATAAAATGACAGGTAGCAGCTTTGACCGTCCGCAGTATAAACGATTGAAAGAGACTGTCAAGGCTGGGGATGAGGTCATTGTTAAGGAATTTGACCGATTCGGGCGTGATAAAGACGAGATGAAGCGAGAACTTCAGTGGTTCAAAGAAAAAGGCGTGATTGTTCGCATCCTTGACATTCCAACTACGCTGATTGACTTCCAAGACCAGACATGGGTGCTGGAAATGGTGAACAACATCCTTATTGAAGTTTTGGGCGCAGTAGCTGAACAGGAGCGCAAGAAAACCAAACAGCGTCAGGCAGAGGGTATAGCTGCCATGCCTATTGTTGATGGCAAAAGAGTGTCGGCGAGAACAGGCCGTAGCTTTGGCAGACAGGAAAAGCAAGTTGACGAGCAGCAGTTTGAAAGCCTATTAGAGCAACAGCAAAAAGGCAAAATTACCGTAAAAGAGTGCTGCAAGCAGCTTGGCATCGGGAAATCCACTTGGTATGAGCGTGTCGAAAGATACGCAAATAAAAATAGCGGCAGCCCAACCACAAGCCACCGCTAAGAGTACACCAAATCAACCAAAACAGGAAAAAGAATGGTGCAACCACAGTATACCATTCTTTTCTCCAACAGGCAAGAGAAAAGGAGAACAATATGGAAAAGCAAAAACCGTTTTATTGGGATTTTATCAAAAAAGATGCAGATTTGACATTTCGTTCGGTTTTCGATTTTGTAAACTGCAAAGATTTTACTTCCTTTATGCTGGAATGCCAATCTAAGAAATGCAATGTTGTGTTTTATGATGAAAACATATTTTTTGATTTCAAGAAAGAAGGACCTTCCGAAACGTTTAAGCGGCAAATGAGAGTTGCTCTTCTTACATTTATTTTGGAAAGCATTCCCGCAATAGCAGAAGATTATCTTGCGTATTTTAAGAAATACGCTGGATGGAAGAGCGATAAAACGTTTACTCCTACCTTAATCGAAAAGAAGGAAAGACTTGACCGCGAAACGTGGCTTGATGAGCAAGCGAACATTATTTGACCCGCCAGACATGGTATCGGATTGCTGAACAGAACAGGTGACGTTGTTCGCAACCTAGAATAAAACCAAAATAGAAAGGAGAACAAGTTGAAAACGATTAAAGGAAAATATGCGTCTGCAAAGGTTTTTACGGACAATATTGAAGACAAAGCATCTGAGCAGATTTTGACGCTTTGCAATCAGAGCTTTGTTGACGGATGCAAAATTCGCATTATGCCAGACGTTCATGCTGGTTCCGGGTGCGTAATTGGGTTTACGGCAAACTTGGGCAAGAAAGTCATTCCAAATATTGTCGGCGTGGACATCGGTTGCGGAATGCTTGTCGCTGAGCTTGGAATTGAACACATCGACCCGAAAAAGTTAGATAAAGTAATCAGAGAACGAGTTCCGGCTGGAATGAATGTTCACGAATCGCAGAAAATGTCAGATTCTTTCCTTAGCCAGTTTGAATGCAAAGATAGCCTACATAATGTTGACTGGATTCTTCGCAGCATGGGTACTTTGGGCGGCGGCAATCATTTTATCGAGTTGGACGAGGACGAAGAGGGGAACCAGTATCTTGTTATCCATACTGGAAGCCGAAATCTCGGAAAACAAGTCGCAGAGTATCATCAAAACGTAGCCATCTCAAATATCAAAGGAAAGAACAAAAGAAAAGAAGCTACGGAACGTGTGATTGCGGAACTGAAAGCGCAGGGTCGTGAACAAGAAATCTCGCAAAAAATCAAAGAATTAGATGTTCAGTTCCCTGATATTCCGAATGAGCTTTGCTATCTTGAAGGCGAAGAACGTGATTCCTACCTTAATGATATGCGAATTTGTCAGGCTTTTGCGAGCATGAATCGAGCGAGGATTATGCACACTATTTTAGATGGTGTTGGAATCGATTCTATGCTGACCCATGCGTCCTTTTTTGAAACCGTTCATAACTATATTGATGAATCGGATGATATTATCCGAAAAGGCTCTGTATCTGCTAGAGAGGGTGAGAAGCTGATTATTCCTCTTAATATGAGAGACGGAAGCCTTATCTGTGTTGGCAAGGGCAATCCTGATTGGAATTTCTCTGCTCCGCATGGTGCTGGCAGACTATATAGCAGAACAGCGGCTAAAAAAGCATTCAGCGTTGAAGAATATCAAAAGCAGATGAACGGGATTTATACCACGTCAGCCGATGAATCTACGTTGGATGAATGCCCAATGGCTTATAAGCCAGCGCAGGAAATCATCAATGCAATCTCTCCAACCGTTGATATTGTAAAACACATTAAGCCCATTTACAATTTCAAAGCGGGAGAATAAAACCGAAAGGAAATCAACATGAAAACCGCAAAATTGTCAGATCAGAGTTTGAAGCTCATTGAAACGTTGCGCGATTACACCGACAAGCCCGATATCCTCAATGCCATCGCAGACGCCTTGTACTACGATGCGGACGAGCTGAAACGCAGGCTTAACCAGCTTGCAGAAGAAGTCAAATAAACAGCACATTCTATCCGTTAAAACGAATTTTAGCAAATAATTTTTCCGAAACAGCATTATAAAACCGAATATTTGATTTTTGTGCAGTTGTAGGCACTCTTTACATTTTCAGGTAGGGGGTGCCTATTTTTTTATGCAGCCAAAACAGTGTATCGCCATCATTGACAGTATCAAAGCGTATGCAAAGCAGAATCCGACCGAAGCACAGGTCTATGAGGACTGGTTTCAGGCGGTGGTGAACCTGAGAGATGCCCTGCCACAGGACAAGCGGTTCGATGCCTACAAATACTCTGGCGAGCTACGTTCTGTCTGCGCAACCATGATGGGCAAGATGAAAACAGGCGAGGACGTGGCGAAGGTCTATGACATTATCAGTCGGACGTACCTGTTTGAAGCAAAGGATGTGTTTGACAGCTATTGCATCTATCTTGAATGGAATCGTGCGCCGGAGAAGAAGTTCTATCAGCCACGCAGAAAGGTGCTTTTGACGCTGGTTCGTGACCTAGAGGACTTGTTTTTCCATCGTGTAGAATTTCTTGGGGTCAGTCAGCCCCCGAGAACCGGAAAAAGTACGCTCTGTATATTTTTTATCACATGGCTGATGGGCAACCGCCCGGACGTTGCATCGGTCATGAGCGGGCATTCCGACAAGCTGACCAATGGTTTCTATGGCGAAGTGTTGTCCATCATCACTGACCCTGTGACCTACAACTGGGGCAAAATCTTCCCTGATGTTCAGCTTGTGGATAAGAGAGCAAATGACGAAAGCGTTGACCTGAACCGCAAAAAGCGTTTCCCTACCCTGACCTGTCGTTCCATTGGTGGTACGCTGACTGGTGCTGTTGAAATCGGCGAGGGCGGCGTTCTGTACAGCGATGACTTGATTGAGGACTTGGAGGAAAGCCTGAATGTTGAGCGTCTGAATAACAAGTATGATGCCTATCTGAACCAGCTAAAAGACCGTAAAAAGCAAGGTGCATTAGAGCTGATGGTCGGCACACGCTGGAACGTGCTTGACCCTTTGGGGCGCATCCAGAACCAGTACGCAGACAATCCAAAGTACAGATTTCGGGTGATTCCTGCGGTTGATGAGAACGGACACAGCAATTTCAATTATGACTACGGCGTGGGATTTGACGATGCCTACTATGCCGACATGAAAGCCAGCATTGACGATGCAACATGGTGGGCAAAGTACATGGGCAAGCCCTATGTGCGTGAAGGTTTGCTGTTCCCTGCCGATGAACTGCGGTATTTCAATGGCGTTCTGCCCGATGGAGACCCTGATCGCAAGCTCATGGTCATGGATATTGCATGGGGCGGCGGTGACTTCACCGCCTGCCCTATCGCTTATGTGTACGGGGATGCCGTGTTCATCCCTGACCTTGTGTTCAACAACGGCGATAAGACCATGACCAGACCGGAAGTCGTGGGCAAAATCATCCAGCATAAAATTAACGTGGTGCGTGGCGAAGCCAACAACGGCGGTGATGAATATTGTGACGTGGTAGACAGCCAGCTTCGGCAACAGGGCTATCACTGCTCTGTCCGTAGCCAACGTGCGCCAAGTGGTCAAAGCAAGCTATCAAGAATCATTCAGTATGCGCCGGACATCAAGCGATTCTATTTCCTTGACGAGAAACATCAGTCGAAAGAGTACAAGGCGTTCATGGAGCAGGTGACGATGTTCACGCAGCTTGGTAAAGTTCCGCACGATGATGCACCGGATAGTCTGGCACAGCTTGCCGATGAACTGTACAACGGAATCAATAAAATCGAGCCTGTCAAGAGGCCATTTTAATAATTCCCCTAAATAGCCGGGTGTGTAGGCATTAAAATTTGATTTGCCTATTGACATGGCTTACAATAGTACCAGGAAGATTTGCAGCTTCCTCTAGGTATTGCGTTGGCGAGATTTTTAAGTCATTTTTACTCGTCATTTGTTGTGTAATACCATCCTTTCTTACTCACCCACGACAGCCGCCTTTCTCTGTCGTGGGGGTTATATGTTGCGTTTCCGAGTGGACGGAACGTTGTTTGTACTCCCCCAACTGACACGAAGCGGTTCAAACCCGCTACGCAGCACAACTATCCTCTTGCTTTGCATGGGATTTCTCTTTTGACACCTCACCGCTATTCCCGGCTCTCGATGTAAAAGGCTTTTTTGAATTTTCTCCTTTTGCAAAGAGCAGCGGTTAACCAATCAAGCCGGGTTTTTACGTTGCATTAGCTCAGTCAGGCTAGAGCATCCGGCTCATAACCGGACATACATTGGTTCAAATCCATTATGCAGCACCAAAATTGCAGCTGACCCATTTACGTCTGTCCGACAACTGAATGTAAAGGCTGCAATGGTTTTCTTCGGGCGAAGAATAGCACGGCTGGAAGTGCGAACAGTTTCCCAGTAGCTTCTGACAGGTCTGTACTCAACAGCCTGTTTCCAGAAATCCAACGAAAGGAGCGTTTATGCTAGTTAGAATCTGTTGCCCTTGTATCAGGCAGAATCCCATCTATAAGAACGTCCGCTGCAACCGCTATCTTGGCGAAGTAGACGGACGATACCATTTCAAGTGCGACAGATGCAAGGGCGTTATCGAAGGAGACACAAGGGAAGGATGGGTAAAAATTATCCATCCACCGGAAAAGTAAATAGCTTTTGAAGCGCAGTTTTGGCGCAGTGAGATAGACCTTAACAGGTTTGTCTTGCTGCGCTTTTTATTTTGCCGGAAAGGAGGAAAACATGGCTGAGTATCAGATAGTTGTTGACGGCTTTTTGAATGAGCCGCTGACCGGACGCAGACCGATTGAAACGCCGGAGACGGAAATCAATCAAGCAAACGTGCTGAAAGTGGTCACTGGCAAGGCAGAGCCTATTCATCTGCTGAACAAGAACGAGATTCGCTTTCTACACAACTACTATTTGGGTAGTCAGCCTGTCCTCAATCGCACGAAGGAGTATCACGCTGAAATTACCAATCGCATTGTAGAGAACCACGCCAATGAGTGCGTGGGCTTCTACACAGGCTACATGAGCGGCACTCCCTGCTCTTATGTGCGGTCTGAAACGGCAACAGGTGACGGTGAGGAAATCGCCCGCCTGTCCAACGCTTTGCAGTATGAGGGCAAAGATGCGCTTGATCGGCGGCTCTGGCAGTGGATGCTGGAGTGCGGACAGGGATACCGCATTGTTCTCCCTGATAAGGGGTACAACGGCAACTACCCGGACGAAACGCCCCTACTGGTGGATGTTCCCGACCCGGATATGGCGTATGTGATTTACAACTCCGGCATCGGTCACAAGCCCATCGCTAACATTCTGCACATCCCACGCAATTATCAGAATGACCTGAACGACCTAATTTGCGTGTATACACCAAACCAGTACTTTGAAATCGACAACGGCAAGGTTACGAAATCGGAGAACCATTCTCTTGGAATGCTGCCGATGGTCGAATACAAGCTGAACCCGGAGCGAATGGGTTTGTTTGAACCGGCTATCCCTGTGCTGGATGCCATCAACGACCTTGAAAGCAACCGTTTGGACGGCGTGGCGCAATTCATCCAATCCATCATGGTGTTTACCAACTGCCTTGTGGACAAGGACGCTCTCGACCAAGTGAAGGAACTTGGCGCAATGTGCCTGAAATCCACTTCTGGTCTGCCCGCTTCTGTGTCGCAGATTGCAAACGAGCTTGACCAGCAGCAGAGCCAGACCTTGCTTGATTCTATGCTGAACGTGTACCGCAGTCTGACTGCCATGCCTAGTGCCACTGGAAGCGAGAACGCGACATCTGACAACGTGGGCGCAGTCATTGTCCGTAATGGCTGGAATCACACCGAAGCAAGGGCGCAGCAGTACGAGAATATGTTCAAGCATGCTGAGCGTCAGAGCCTGTCTGTAATGCTGAAAATCTTGCGTGATACGGCTGGTTCTAAGCTGATGGCAAGTGACATCAACATCAAGCTGCCCCGCCGCCAGTATGACAACCAGCAGAGCAAGGTTCAGATTTTTGCGCAGATGATTCAGCAGCCGATTGACCCGCAGTTGGCGTTCACTACGCCCGGTCTGTTCCCTGACCCGCAGGCTGCTTACGAAATGAGCAAGCCTTTCCTGATTGCCGCTGGCAAGCTGGGTAAGGATGGGAAAGCACCGAAGCCACAGGAACAGCCTAAACAGGATGTTGCCGACACAAATGCCGAGAACATGGCAGACAAACAGTCTACCGATACCAATAAAGAAACAGAGGGTGAATAATCCTTTGCTATAAATACGGCAGGGAAGCCGGGATACAAATTTCGCAGCGTTGCAGGGAAGCAACGGGAAAAAAAGAAAAAATCCCAGAGGACAAATCCCCTGGGGGATAAAATATATACCGTGACTAATGAATTAGTCCTCTCCGTATAATTTAACGAGTTTCTCAAGGTGTGTATAACGTGCCTTAGCTGTCTCCTCAGACTTAGTAAAGAGTTTCTCTGCTCTCTCTGGGAATGGCTTGATAAGACGAGTATAACGTGCCTCGTTGTTAAGGAACTCCTGGTAAGATCCGTCGCCGGCCTTTGATGTAAGTGTGAATGGATTCTTTCCTTCAGCCTTGAGTGCAGGGTTGAATGAGAAGAGGTTCCAGTATCCAGCCTTAACAGCCTTCTTCATCTCATCCTGGCAGTGGTTCATACCACCCTGAGCGATACCGTGAAGCTCGCAAGGTGCGTATCCGATGATGAGTGATGGTCCCGGATAAGCCTCAGCCTCTGTGATAGCCTTAACAGCCTGTGCTGGGTTTGCTCCAAGAGCGATCTGTGCAACGTATACATATCCGTAGCTCATAGCGATCTCTGAAAGTGACTTCTTGCTTGTCTCTTTACCAGCTGCTGCGAACTGACATACCTCACCGATGTTAGAAGCCTTAGAAGCCTGTCCACCTGTGTTAGAGTACATCTCTGTATCGAATACCATTACGTTTACGTTCTCACCAGAAGCAAGTACATGGTCTAATCCACCGAAACCGATATCATATGCCCATCCGTCACCACCGAAGATCCATACAGATTTCTTTCCGAGGTAATCCTTCTTAGCAAGTACTTCTTTAGATTTCTCACATCCGGCTGCTGCTGCCTTCTCTAACTCTGCAATAAGAGCTGTTGTTGGCTCAACATTTGCCTTTGTGTCATCCTTTGTCTCAAGGAATTTATCTGCTGCTGCCTTGAACTCAGCTGTAGCCTTGTCTGATGCAGCGATCTCTTTAACAAGCTCGATAGCCTGGTCACGGAGATATCTCTGTCCAACTTCCATACCTAAACCATGCTCAGCATTATCCTCGAAGAGTGAGTTAGACCAAGCTGGTCCCTTCTTAGAGTTGATATTTACTGTGTATGGTGATGTAGCTGCCGGGTTACCCCAGATAGAAGAACATCCTGTTGCATTAGAGATGTACATCTGCTCACCGAAGAGCTGTGTAATAAGTCTAGCGTAAGATGTCTCAGCACATCCTGCACATGAGCCTGAGAACTCAAGGAGTGGCTGGTTGAACTGTGATCCCTTAGGTGTTGTATCAACCATTCCGGCATCTGTCTTCTTAGAAACGTTAGCTACTAAGTAATCAAATACTGGCTGCTCTGCTGCCTGAGACTCCTGTGGCTGCATTGAGATAGCTGCTGTAGGACAAACTGTGATACACTCACCACATCCCATACAGTCAAGTGGAGATACGCTCATTGTATACTTGTAAGCGCCTGCCTTTGGCTTCATATCAGCAACCTTCATGTTGTCAGGAGCTGCCTTTACTTCGTCATCTGTAAGTAAGAATGGACGAATTGTAGCATGAGAACATACAAATGCACAGTTGTTACACTGGATACACTTCTCTGGATCCCACTGTGGAACTGTAACGGCTGTTCCTCTCTTCTCGTATGCAGAAGCACCTGTTACATACTGTCCGTCTGCCTTGTCAGCGAATGCTGAAACCGGAAGGCTGTCTCCATCCATCTTAGCGATTGGATCAAGGAGCTCGTTAACAAGCTTAACAACCTCCGGACGTCCTGTGCGCTCTGCCTTAGGAGCATCTGCCTCAGGATTCTTCCAAGACTCTGGTACCTCTACCTTATGTACAGCGTCAACACCGGCATCGATAGCCTTGTAGTTCATCTCTACTACTGCGTCACCCTTCTTTGAGTATGACTTCTTAGCAGCAGCCTTCATGTACTCTACAGCCTTGTCGATAGGCATTACGTCAGCAAGCTTGAAGAATGCAGACTGGAGAATTGTGTTAGTTCTCTTACCCATTCCGATCTCGATAGCCTTGTCGATAGCGTTGATTGTGTAAAGCTGAATGTTGTTGTCAGCGATATATTTCTTAGCGTCAGCGTTGAGGTGATGAGCAAGCTCTTCATCTGACCACTGGCAGTTGATCATGAATACTCCGCCCGGCTTAACATCCTGAACCATCTTCATGCCCTGGATAACATATGCAGGGTTGTGGCATGCTACGAAGTCTGCCTGGTTGATGTAGTATGGGCTTCTGATTGGGTTGTCACCAAATCTCAAGTGAGAAATTGTAACACCACCAGTCTTCTTTGAATCATACTGGAAGTATGCCTGGATGTATTTGTCTGTGTGGTCACCGATGATCTTTGTAGAGTTCTTGTTAGCACCTACAGTACCATCTCCGCCGAGACCCCAGAACTTGCACTCTTTTGTACCAGGTGCAGATGTGATAGGAGCTGGCTTAACCTCTGGAAGTGAAAGATTTGTAACATCATCCACGATTCCAATTGTAAATCTGTGCTTAGGAGCATCCTTCTCAAGCTCTGTATATACAGCAAATACTGAAGAAGGTGGTGTATCCTTAGATCCTAATCCGTAACGTCCGCCTACTAATACAACATCGTTCATTCCTGCTTCACGAAGTGTTGTAGCAACGTCTAAGTATAATGGCTCACCAAGTGATCCTGGCTCTTTTGTACGGTCTAATACAGCGATCTTCTTTGCTGTCTTTGGAATAGCATTAAGAAGAGCCTCTGAAGACCATGGACGGTAAAGACGTACCTTAATAAGTCCGACTTTCTCTCCCTTTGCTGTTAAGTAATCGATTACTTCCTCAGCTACATCATTGATAGAACCCATAGCGATGATTACACGATCAGCGTCAGGTGCTCCGTAGTAGTTGAATAATTTGTAATCTGTACCAAGCTTAGCATTAACCTTGTCCATGTACTTCTCAACAACTGCTGGAAGCTCATCATAGAACTTGTTACATGCCTCTCTATGCTGGAAGAAGATATCTCCGTTCTCGTGTGATCCACGAGCTGCTGGATGCTCTGGGTTAAGAGCGTGTGCTCTGAATTCAGCAACTGCATCCATTGGACACATCTCTTTGAGATCTTCATAATCCCACTTCTCGATCTTCTGAATCTCATGAGAAGTACGGAATCCATCGAAGAAGTTGATGAATGGAACCTTTCCCTCAAGTGCTGCACAGTGTGCAACCGGTGAAAGATCCATAACCTCCTGTGGATTTGTCTCACAAAGCATTGCGAAACCAGTCTGACGACAAGCATATACATCACTGTGATCACCGAAGATATTCAGTGCATGTGAAGATACTGTACGAGCTGATACGTCAAATACGCAAGGAAGATTCTCACCTGCGATTTTGTACATATTAGGGATCATAAGTAAAAGTCCCTGTGAAGCTGTAAATGTTGTAGTAAGTGCACCAGCTGCAAGAGATCCGTGAACTGTACCAGCGGCACCTGCCTCAGACTCCATCTCAACTACTTTTACAGTGCTTCCGAAAATGTTCTTCTGTCCTGCTGCTGACCACTGATCAACTGTATCAGCCATTGGGCTAGAAGGTGTGATAGGATAGATTCCGGCAACCTCTGTGTAGGCATATGCTACATGAGCGGCAGCGGTATTTCCATCCATCGACTGTTTTGCTCTAGACATGATATTTCCTCCTGTAAAATAAATGTTCAATTATAGACATGAATCAGAATGTCTCTACATAATAGTTTAGTTTGTGCGCTGCAAAAAATCAAGTTTTTTTAGCAATACATTGTACAAAAACCCTAAAATATTTATTAACAAGGTAAAATTTATGTACAAAAGGGCACAATGGCTATAAATCGCCTGTAAAACACTTGCAAAATACTGGTTTTACGTTAAAATAGAAACGATGTGTTACAGAAACGAACAGGTTATTAAATAGGAAAGGATTGAATAAAGACAAAATGATTAGTGCAAACAATATTACATTAAGAATTGGTAAAAAAGCTTTATTTGAGGATGTCAACATAAAATTCACAGAGGGAAACTGCTACGGACTTATTGGTGCAAACGGTGCCGGCAAGTCTACATTTTTAAAGATTCTCTCAGGACAGCTTGAGCCTACAAACGGTGATATCGCAATCACTCCGGGACAGAGACTGTCATTCTTACAGCAGGATCACTTCAAGTACGATGAGTTTACAGTACTTGATACGGTTATCATGGGTAATAAGCGTCTCTATGATATCATGAAGGAGAAGGAAGCCATCTATATGAAGGAGGATTTCTCAGACGAGGACGGAATCCGTGCCAGCGAGCTTGAGGCTGAGTTTGCCGATATGGACGGCTGGAATGCTGAGTCGGATGCAGCTACTCTCTTAAACGGTCTCGGTGTACCTACTGAGGATCACTACACTCTGATGGCAGATCTGCCGGGTGCAGTAAAGGTCAAGGTGCTTCTCGCTCAGGCACTGTTTGGAAATCCTGACATACTGCTTCTCGATGAGCCTACCAACCACTTAGACCTCGATGCCATCTCATGGCTTGAGGAATTCCTCATCAATTTTGAGAATACGGTCATCGTTGTATCCCATGACAGATACTTCCTCAACAAGGTCTGCACGAACATCGCCGACATGGATTACGGTAAGATCCAGCTCTACGCAGGAAACTATGATTTCTGGTATGAATCAAGCCAGCTTATTGTCCGTCAGATGAAGGAAGCAAACAAAAAGAAAGAGGAAAAAATCAAGGAGCTGCAGGAATTTATCCAGCGTTTCTCTGCAAATGCCTCTAAATCAAAGCAGGCTACATCAAGAAAGCGTGCCCTCGAAAAAATCCAGCTTGATGAAATACGTCCATCAAGCCGTAAATACCCATACATTGATTTCCGTCCTGAGCGTGAAATCGGAAACGATGTGCTCTTTGTCGAGGGTATTTCAAAAACCATCGACGGTGTAAAGGTACTTGACAATATCTCATTCACTGTCAACCACGATGACAAAATTGCATTTGTCGGAGGAAACGAGCTTGCAAAAACAACTATGTTTAAAATCCTTGCCGGAGAGCTTGAGCCTGACGAGGGCTCATATAAATGGGGTGTCACAACCAGCCAGTCATACTTTCCAAAGGACAATACCACAATCTTTGATACTGATGAGCTAATCGTCGACTGGCTCACACAGTACTCAGAAATCAAGGACGCCACATATGTGCGAGGTTTCCTTGGCCGTATGCTCTTTGCCGGCGAGGATGGAGTAAAGAAAATGCGTGTACTCTCCGGAGGAGAAAAGGTTCGTGTACTGCTCTCCCGCATGATGATCATGGGAAGCAATGTGCTCATGTTTGATGAGCCTACAGACCACCTCGACATGGAGTCAATCACAGCATTAAACAACGGAATGATAAAATTCCCTGGAGTAATCCTCTTTGCCTGCCGTGACCACCAGGTAGTCCAGACAACCGCCAACCGAATCATAGAATTCCTGCCAAACGGTTCAATGATCGACAAGATCACAACCTACGACGAATATCTTGAGAGCGATGAGATGGCACGTAAGCGTCAGGTCTACTCAATGAGCGAGGACGATGAAAACGACAACTAAACGCTAATTAATTAAAAAGAAGCATCCCAAACCGGGATGCTTCTTTTATTAAGCCGTAAAGTGAGGTGGGTGATTCCCTGCCTGTCTTTGACTATAAAAACAT